GGCAAACCTAATTGCGGCACCAAGAAGGACAAGCGACTGAAGGCCAACAAATCCAAGAAGGGCAAAAAGAAGTAGCATGACCACTGCCCCATCATTGCTGACTCCACGCTGGACCCCAATGGCCGAGCACGATGAACAGTTTCGGCTCTGGAACAGCACAGCTCGGTTCCGGGTGGTGCCAGCCGGTCGGCGGTCCGGCAAGACCGAGATCACCGGCAAACGTCAGATGGTGCTGCGCTGTATGCAGTGCCACGATGTGCGCAGCCGCTACTACAGCCGCTACATGGATCCCAGGTACTTTGTAGGGGCACCCACTCGGGACCAGGCCAAGCGCATCTACTGGGAAGATCTGAAGGCATTGACCCCCAAGTGGGCACTGCGCAAGACACCCAATGAGAGTCAGCTCATTTTGCATTACATCACTGGAGCTGATCTGCATGTGCTCGGCATGGACAAGCCAGAGCGAGCGGAGGGCACCCCGTGGGACTGGGCATTGCTGGATGAATACGGCAACATGAAGAAGCAGACCTGGGAGGCGCACATTCGCCCAGCGCTGTCCGACCGCAAAGGTGGCTGCGACTTCATTGGGGTGCCCGAAGGTCGCAACCACTATTACGACCTGTACAAGCGAGCCCAGAAACGCAAAGCCGAGGCACTGAGCAAAGGCCTGCAGCCCAACTGGGATGTGTTCTGGTGGCCCAGCCGGGACATCCTGCCGCAGTCTGAAATTGAAGAGGCTCGCCAGGATCTGGATGAGATCACCTACCAGCAGGAGTACGAAGGCAGCTTTGTCAACTACACGGGTCGGGCCTATTATGCGTTTCAGGAGCAGTTGCACTGCCAGCGGTTGGCCTATGACAAGTACAGTGATCTGATTCTGGCCATGGACTTCAATGTGGCGCCTGGGGTGGCCGTCATCATGCAGGAGCAGGTGCTGCCCGACAACCGAGGCACCATCGGCACCGGCGTCATCGGTGAGGTGCACATCCCACGCAACAGCAACACCGAGCTGGTCACCAACAAGTTCATCACCGACTGGGGTCGCCACAAGGGTCGCATCTTCATCTACGGCGACTACACAGGTGGCAGCTCCAAGTCCAGCAGCCTGATGGGCAGCGACTGGGAAATTGCCAAACGGCTGCTGCGTGCCCACTTTGGTGCAGAGAAACTGTTTTTCAGAGTCAAGCTGAACCCCAGGGAGCGGGACCGAGTCAACAGTGTCAACAGCCGACTGCTCAGCATGGATGGCAAGATCCGACTGATGGTCGATCCGGCCAAAGCCCCCAATGTGGTGCGTGACTTTGAAGGGGTGACACTGATTGAAGGCGGCAGTGGCGAGATTGACAAGCGATCCAACCTGGAACTGACCCACTTGACGGATGCCATTGGCTACTATGTGTGGACCGAATACCCACTGACTCGGGTGTGGGAACCTCTCAAAGAAAGGCATTGGAAATGACCAAGCGCAGAAGCTACAAATTGACCGCAGCTAGGAAAGCAGCCATCAGGAAATGGCAAGCCGCAGGTGCCGCCAAGAAGAAAGGCAGCAGAGATCCGGCGCGCAAGAAGAAGGCGCTGGTGCACGGTTACAGCAAACTGGTCGGCAAGGCTGCACGAGCCACCGGACCGCTGAAGCTGAGGCTGAAAACTGCCAAGGCCAAACTGTGGTCTAAGATAGGAGGAAACTGATATGGCGACTGCAAAGCAAAGAGCACAGTGGAAGAAATGGCAGGCCGCAGGTGCTGCCAAACGCAAAGGCAAGACGCCTGGCAGCGGCGGCATGTACACATTGGTGCACAAAGGAGGTACAGTCGGAAAGTCATTCACCAAAAAGTCCAATGCCAAAAGGTACGCCAAGAAGTTTGGTGCGGTTGGAATTGTGATGCACAAATCCAGCGATGCATTCAAACGGTTGAGGTAAAGCATGATCCCCGCACAATGTCAATACGCAATGGTGAAGAAGGTCTGGGGCCATGAGGAGATCGTGGTCAATGATGGCTTCTGCTTCAAACGGCTGATCGTCCACAAGGGGTGGCAGGTCAGCTATCATCACCACAAGTTGAAAGATGAATTGTTCTACCTGGCGACTGGCCACATGACCATTGAGCGCAACGACATCGTATTTGAACTGAAGCCAGGCCAGTGGCTGCGGGTGTTCCCTGGGGACTGGCACAGCTTTGCGGCACTGGAAAATTCCGTGCTGCTGGAAGCCAGCACCCACGATGACCCAGCGGACAGCTACCGAGATCCTAACCGACTCAGCGGCAAAATGGAGCCACCCCAATGACCACTGAATACAAAATAGTCATCAACTGGAACGAGCTGCAGCACCTGCTGCTGTCAGCACGCAAGTATGGGGTCAGCACAGTGTTCACCAACGGCTGCTTTGACCTGCTGCATGCCGGCCACGTGGACTATCTGGAGCAGGCAGGCCAGCTGGGCTCGGTGCTGGTGGTGGGGGTGAACAGCGACCGATCGGTGCAGCGGTTGAAGGGCAAAACTCGTCCCATTCAGTCCCAGGCTGATCGCTGTCGCATACTGGCCGCACTGCGCTGTGTGGACTATGTCACGGTCTTTGATACCGACACTCCCATGGAGCTGATTCAGAAACTGCGTCCTGACATCATTGTCAAAGGCGACGACTGGTCGCTGGGCGAAGTGGTGGGGGCTGAATTTGTCAAAGGCTATGGTGGGATGGTCCAACTGGTGCCATTGGTGCACTCGGTGAAGACCAGCGCATTGATCGGCAGAATACTCAGCAGGAGGTCGGCCACCGATGTCGCAGCCCAAGCCTAAAATTCTGGTCATTGGCGACCTGATACTGGATGAGTACGTCTATGGCGACTGCAGCCGCATCAGCCCCGAGGCTCCGGTGCCAGTGGTCAATGAGGTACGACGCACACTGGCCCAGGGTGGGGCTGGCAACGTCGTGGAGAACTTGAAGGCGTTGGGGGCAGATGTGCTGTTCTGGCATGGCAACAAATCCAGCCACAAGCTGCGCATCATCGCTGGCCATCAGCAGGTGTGTCGCCTGGACAACGACGACTGCTCGCTGGTGCCGTCTCCGTCTGAGCTGGAGGACTGGGTGTTCTTCGTGGATGTGGTGGTGCTCAGCGACTACCGCAAAGGCGTGATCCACGATGACCTAATCAATGAGGTCAACTTCTACTGCGCCAAGCACCATAAGCCACTGCTGGTGGATCCATACAACGGTCGCTGCGACTATGGGCCAGAGGTGTCACTGATCAAGCCCAATCAGTTGGAGTGCCAATCTGTGACTGGCATCCCCATCACTGATCCAGTCAGTTTGCGCCAATCAGCCACCAAATACCTGGAGCTGTCCCAGGCGCAGCACTTGGTGGTGACCCAGGGAGCCAACGGAATGACGCTGTTCTACTCTGGCAACATCAAAGAGCCATTCCACACCGTACAGCCGGCACAGCAGGTGTTCGATGTGACCGGTGCCGGCGACACGGCTATGGCGGCGCTGGCCTACATCTGGGCCGGTGGGCGACCAGGCCAATTCAGCAAGCAGGCCGCAGTCACCTGGGCCGCCAAAGCCGCCAGCATCGTGGTGGGCAAGCTGGGCACCGCCATCATCAGCTTTGACGAACTGTTTGGGCCATACTTAGACATCGACGGAAAGGGGACCGATCCCAATGCCTAGATCCAAAGCCAACACGGCGGCTGACGCGGTGGTGATTGAGCTGACCAACCAGTTCACCACCACCGAGCAGAGCAAGGAAACACTACAGGCCACTCACGAGCTGTACACCAAGAACATCGCGGACTGGAATTTCCTGCTGGCGTGCTACGAGGGAGCTGAGGCCATGAACAAGGCCGGACTGCTCTGGCAGCACGAACGAGAATCCACCAAGAACTGGGAACGACGCTGTAAGGAAATTTACACCTTCAATTACAGCCGCAGCGTGATTGACCTGTTCAACTACTACCAGTTCAAATCCCCCATCCGACGCCAGCTGGGCACTTTGGCCAACCAGGAAGACTGGCAGAACTTTGAGAAGGACTGCAACCGGGACGGCGATGGCCTGGACAACTTCATGATGGAGCAGTCCAAGATGGCCGACATCTTGGGACACATGGGCATATTGGTGGATCGGCCCAAGGGCGAGTTCATCACCCAGGCCGATGCTGCTGGCAACTGGCCCTACCTCTGTCCCTATCTGCCTCAGAACATACTGGACTGGCGGTTTGAACGGGACCAATCGGGTCGGCGCATTCTGGTGTATATCAAGCTGCTGGACGACGAAGGCCACTACCGCCTGTGGTTCCAGGACCACTGGGAAGTGTGGGAGCTGCCACAGAAGGATGCTGGCGTAGATGCCCAGCCCGAGATGATTGATGCAGACCGGAACCCACTGGGTGAGATTCCGTTTGTGTGGCTGTACTGCGACAAAAGCACCGAGAAGGAAATCGGCCGCAGTGACATTGTGGACATTGCCAAGATCGATGCCAGCATCATGCGCAATTTGAGTCAGGCCGAAGAGATCATCAACTATGCCGCCTTCCCGATGATGCGCAAGCCATTCCGAGAATCTGGGGAGACCGAGCAAGGTGATGATGTGGGGGTCACTGCAGTGCTGGGCTTCCCTCGGGACAACCCAGAGGCGAAGCCGGACTGGCTGGAGTCAGCAGTGGAAGGGCCACTGGGTGCCATCAAAGAATTCGTCATGCAGAAAATTGAGGAGATCTACCGAGCCAGCAATGCTGGTGGACTGGCTGCCACTGAGATCCAGGGCCAGGCCAAGAGTGGGGTGGCACTGCGCACGGAGTTCCAGCTGCTGAATGGCAAACTGATCAAGAAGTCCGAGAATGTGGTCAAGGCCGAGCGCATGCTACTGTGGTTCTGGTGCCTGTGGACCGCCCAGCCCACTGTGTGGGACACCATTGAGGTGGAACGGCCCCGCACCTTTGAGATTGAAGACCTGGCCACCGATCTGAACAATGTGCTCACTGCCAAGACCATCGTGATCAGCAAGACGTTTGACATGGAGCTGCAGAAAATGGTGGTGCGGCTCATGCTGCAGACGGCTGATGACGAGACCATCGGCACCATCGATGAAGAGATTGAGGAAGGGGTGGAGGAGCAGCAGGAGTCCACCTATGCGGATGGGCTGGACCAGTACATGACCGACTTCAACCTGAGCGATGAGGACTTGGCGGCTGCGGAGCAAATGCCAGCTGAGGAAGAAGGTGTGCCCAATGCCTAAAGAGTTCACTGCCTGAGTGAAAGCAGGTGGCCGAGTTCGGACCAAAAAGCTGAAGGGTGGCAAGTACCTCCGCATCTGTTTCAAAGGCGGCCAGAGCCACGCTGGGGAAGTCAAACGCAAAAAGAAGTAGCCCATGCCCACCATTGAACAAATAGCCAAGAAGCAGCGCCAGTTCCTGGTGACCAAGGCCGAGCAGGATCGGGATAACCTGTTGGCAGCCATTGAGTCACTGGAACAGCGCATTTTGGCGTTGGCTCGGCAGCGACTGGAAACAGACGATACCGAAAAGCTGAAGGGTCCCAAGGTCAATTTGAAGATGGCCCAGAAGCTGCACGAGGATCTGGTGCGGGAGTTCAAGAAGAAGTACGGCGAGGCAGTGGACTCGACGATGGATGGCTATGCGGGCATCGCGGCCATGATCCGGGACACCTGGGGCGAGCTGGGCACCACCATCCGGTACACTGGCATCGACCGAGACATGATGGACTCCCTGCGCACCAACTACTACGATGAGTTCACCCGTTTCGGTGCCGATGCCCAGCAGAAGATGGCTCGGGCCATGTATGATGCGGTGGCAGGACAAAGTGGCTTCCAGGTGTTGGAGGCAGCCATCAGTGCCGCACTCACTGGCAAGCTGTCCAAGAATGGTCGGCCCATGAGCACCTATGCCAAGACGTTTGCCCAGGACGCCACCATGAATTTCCACAATGCGGTGACGCTGAAGAAGGCAGCCGATGCCGGCATTGATCAGTTCCTGTACTACGGCAACCTGATGCTGACCAGCCGACCATTTTGCATTGAGCGAGCCGGCAAGAAGTTCACCCGAGAGCAGATTGACAGCTGGACCTTCAAGTGGCAGGGCAAATCTGGACCAGCCATGACCCATCGGGGTGGCTACAACTGCCGCCACCATTGGATGCCGGTGCATCCGGATTGGGACCAGGCTCCCACCAAGAAGGAAAAGCCCATGACCTCAATTGGCCGAATGGGCAACTGTGTGATCGGCAAGCAGGCCCAGGCGGCAGTGGCTCCTAAGCTGCCAATCACCGTGGCATCACCAGTCAGTGACAGCTTCAAAGCCAAGGTCCAGTCTGTGGTGGACAGAATGCCACCTAAGGTGGTGGATGCCATCTCTAAAAGCGGCAACCAGATCGTGCTGTCTGAGCGGCTGACAGACTCAATGCCACACCTTAAAGGGGTGGTGCCTAGAGGTTGGGTTGGAGATGATACATGGGACTGCGCAGAAGGATTATATGATGAAAGCAGAAAGCGAGTGGTGCTGTCAGAAACATCAAAGGCCATTGGTCGTGATGAATTCGTTATCAGTCCCAGACATAGATATACAGTGAGCCATGAGTGCGGCCATGCGTTGGATAAATCGGTGGCTGGGTACTACAGCCAAGATGACGATTTTATAGATGCTTGGCAGGAAGACATTGCCAACATGCCTTCTGTTCCAAAGAAATGGCTCAATTACTTTACGATCAATGTTGATGATCACAGCGCCAGAGTGGAATCGTTTGCAGAGGCGTTTGCTGCTATCATGAACGAGGGCACAGCAGCAGAGCCAGGTACCATTTATGAGACATTCGCCAGAAGATTTCCAAATGTTGTCAAGCATGTCAGGGAGAATTTTTTCACATGAAGATATCAGTGTCTATCATTGATGACAAAACAGTGCTGGTGCGAGCTGTTGCCAAGTCAGCTGATGCGATCGGTGACCTGGTTAACGTCATTGGGTCGGGCGATCAGTTTGGCGACATTACCTATCAGCAGCTAGTCAATAAAGGTGATGGCTTCTATGATAC